AACGTTTCCTACGATGTCTATCCCAATAAATGGAATGGCTGCGGCTCCGGGCCAAATTATTTGCAGAACTACACCAAGTGCAATTAAAGCAATTCCGGCTTCGGTAAGTTGTCGCATCCATCCTACTGCTTTATCTAACATATATACTCCGTTAAGAATTTGAAGTTAAAATTAAGTCTGCATACACCATTGTATTACACACCCGTTGAACCAAATCCACCATCTCTATCAGTTTTTTGAGCTGGTGGCTCATCAGACTCATTCAATGTATATTTTTCGCATCGAACTAGTTCTCCTTGGCAAATTCTATCTCCATTAAAAATCCTCACAGGTACGTTACTAAGACTAGTAACCATAGCAAAAATAGGTTCGACATAATCACTATCGATAACGCCTTCGCAATTTGTGAGATAAACTCCTTGTTTAAATGCCAGTCCCGATCTTGAATGTAATCGAATCGAAAATCCAACTGGAATATCTGCGATCAATCCAGTAGGAATTAACATTCTTTCCATGTTGTTTAACTGTACAAAATGTCTATTACTATTTATATCAAAAGATACTCTTCTTGGTAATATTTTAGTTTGTACAGCACCATAATATTTAACATCTTCACCATCTACTAAATTTGCACTTAAATCAAAACACGCAGAATCTTTAGTAGAAAATGTTGGTATTTTAGCTTGTTCATTTACTCTGAAAAAACTTAATTTTTCTTCCATCATGGGTGATTTAGACCATGTTGTATCAGTATTTTCTTCTGTTTTAATGTTGCTCTTCGTTGTGGAAGTTTTCTTCGCTTTGCTCATTTTCACCTTTTTTATTTCCAATATTATATTTTGGTATTAATGTCCATTCATCTTTCTCTTTATAAGAAAGAATTTTTAATTGATTTAATGGAACAATTAATGTAGAAGTTTCTTCAGGAGTTACAATTTTTATTAATCCCCATTCGGCTAATAAATTTGCAATAGTATTTCTTCTCGCTTGATCATTCTCAGAAAAATTTGTTGGTTTTCCATCAAGTGCAAATAATTCTTTAAAATGAACAATAAAGTATCGCCCCTGTTTATGTAATATATGACAAGATTGGTATAAAGTTTTATCTTTCCTTGATGCAACACCTATTCTTGTTAGGGTTTCCCTAATTTTTAAAAAATCATCTGGTTTGTCTAATTGACATTCAATCATATCTTCAATATTTATCATTTCTTCTCCACTCCACCTTCCGTAAATAAGGTTTTGATTTCTTCTATTTGTGTGTCAGAAAGTACTTCCAAAGCATCTTTTGCTTTTTCATTACCAAAACCAAAATACGTTTTGACTATTTCTAAATTCTCAATTTTACTTGGTTTTAACCATTTCGACCATCTGTTTCTTGGTCTGATATTATTTAGTAAATAATCAAATTGGAGTTTCTTATCCAGATAGTGACATCTGTTCATTTCATTAACTTGAAGTATTGTATCTTGAAAAAATGAGAGTCCTCTATTAACAAGAAAAGGAATATATTCTTTTTCTGCTAATACATCATTTTTCATTATATTTTTATTAGCATTAATTGCCTTAATAAATTCAAATGGTCCCATATTAATCTTTCCAAATATAATGGGGTTCTAACCCATTACAATCATAAATGTTAGGATGATTTAACAATGCTCTCCTATAAGGATTTAATGCTACTCCATAAGGTCTATCATTATTTATCCACTTAGTTAACTGATATTTAGAGATCATTTTTTCTTTTTTCACAATTTCTATCATCTCTTTATATCTACCAGACCTATCCGTAATAGATTTCTCTTCGGAAACTATTTTGTCAAAATATTCAAGCATTTGTTTAATTTCATTACTATATATTAAATTCCTTTGAATATGTCTTATTCCAGAGTCTGCTTTTTGGTTCCTGTGATAGTCATCATCTAAATATTGATTTAACAATTTAATCGCTTCTTCATTTGTTTTGAAAAAATCTGCGGTAGGATTAAGTTCTTTATAATATAATGCATCATACATGATATAAGGAACACCGTTCATAATGCCATCTGTAGAAGCAACAGACCAACCGCCATAGAGTTGTTTTGGTGAATAACCTACACAACATCTACTAAGTTCTTCATAATATTTTTCTTTTTCATATTTACTTACATATATATAAGGTCTATTGGCTGTCTCCAAAAGAGGTATCCAAACCTTAAAATCCTGTCTCTGTTCCCATAATTTATCCATAGTGGCTATAAAATTATCAAAATCTTTATATGTAGCCGGTCTATGATTAAAAACTATAACTTTTTCATAATTGTCTGGATTAAGTTTTTTAATATCTTTTAAGCGAACACCGGGATGCTGTACCGTCAAAATTTCATCCAATTTAGCACAATTTGCTTTACTTAATAGTTTTTCCGCCTCCTCTAAAACCAGGATTTTTTGAGCTTGGGTATTCATATAACATCTCTTCATTTCTAACAAGCCAACAAAATTATAATTTAATGCGTGCATTGTAGAAACTACTACATCCTTGATATCAAACCAATGACAATATCCTACAACAGGAGGATTATGACTAGAAGTATTATATAAAACATTTTTTATGTTGAGTGTATGTTCTGGTAGGTGGGAAAATATTAAATCAAAATCCCATTTTCTATGTCTAAGAATTCTCCAATCTTGTACATTAAAATGCATCCTCATATTTTGAGGATAACTCGGAATATACATTTCAAATTGATGCACATTTGGAATCACCGAAAACATAGGTAAGGTTTTCGGTGTTACCAAATAAAAGAATAAGTCATCCCTAATATTATTTAACTCAAGAATCATAGAATGGATAACTTGAATATAACTATCCTTTTCTAAATCTTTTGCGTATGTAATATTAGGGTAAACCAGAATTCTTAATGTTTTTTGTGCTTTCCAATCTTTATAAAAAAATTCTATTGACATTCAAGCAACCTTCTTCTGACACTTTTTTAAATAATCATCACCATGCGTATTACCTTTCATTTTATTATGTATATGTGAAGTAACGACTAAATTTGAATATTCTGTTATACCACCAAGTTTAATTCCCCATGAACGAGGAACATAATGATCACCGACTGCATCTTCCCATGATAAAGGTAGTTTATCGTAAAAACAGATTTTACCTTGCTCAGCCCATTTTCTTTCAACATCACGTGGATCAAAAGTTTCTCTTGGATCCTTTTCAATAATTCCCCAAGAATCTGGATCTTGTTTAAACTCAATATCAAGAATATAACAAATAGTATACATTGCATTTTGATTTTTACCATTAAACAATTTTGAAAATTCTGGTATTAATGTACCATTTTTTTGTTTTACTTTTTGTTGTTGTCTTTGAACATATGCTGCGGCATTCCACTTATCATAAACTTCAAAAAATTTACTAACATATTTCTTATATTGAACTTCACCATATTTATTTTTAAGTTCATCAGCATATAAAATTAATACTAAAGTATGCATAGAATTCATCTTTTTAGGTCGAATATCATTTCCTGCTTTAACTATATTATAAGAAAAATCCAAAAGTTTATCAATCATATTTTTATTGATAAACTCATTTTTATATTCACCATTACGTTGAATATCTTTCCACCAATTTGTTAATTGAGTTTGACCTTTAATTCCGTTTCGCAAACCATTCTTCTTAAGATAGATTAATTCAGTAAGCCATTCATCCATCTCCATGTGACCACTTAAGTTAATGTTAAACAATTTCATCACTTCTTTTTCTTTAGCGGTGTTCGGATGTTTAATTTGCCTCTCAAAAAGATTATGAGGCATTACACCCTCAACAGGTCGTGCAGTATCTCTAACATAATCAGAGAGTTTACCAAGAACAGCATTTCTAAATACTTGAGGTTTCATAGGATTAGTGTTATTGAGAATATCAATAAATAAATCTGAAGTTTCCTCATCTGTTATATTTTCATACCAAGTACACTTTACATGGTGTCGTAGAATTTTACTTACTACCCTATCTCTAAACTCTTTATCAGGTAATTCTACAACAGCATTTTTACCACTCAAATCTACTGTCATATCACCATCTTTAATAATAAAGTGGCTGGGTAAAGAAAATTCACCACTTAAAAAATCTAAAATAGATGTCACTCGTTGCTGTCCATCTACTAGTTCAATTAGATATGATTTTCCTTTTTTTACAAGACGCAGATGAATTTCTGGTATTTTTTTAAAATTATTTTCTAAAACGGTTCTTATAATTTTAGATTTCCATTCATCAGTAGCAACTTTTTCTCTTTGATATGCACGATTTTGGGTATCTAATAGGGCAGGGATTGCTGTATCACCGGCACCAAGGTGTCCTTCAAGGCCCATATTAGTAGTATGTAACCAATCTATTGAAACAGTACCATTAAATGATATACCTTCTTCAGCTATACCTAATACTTCTACTATGTTGACGGGATCAAAATTTATTAGGGGATCTATATTTTTTAGATCGGAGGGCGTAGAATATTTTTTATTTATCATATTTCCTTTGCTTTCTATTTCTATTTGAAAAATTCGTAGCCTAACCCCAATGGTATGGTCTTTCGAATTTTCATTAATGAACATGGAGCGAGCAGTTGGATTTGCACCAACTCCTTTAGAATGGAATTCTAAAGTGTGCTATTCACTTACTCGCATAATTATATTATAACATAGTTTACCACCATGTCAAGTGGTTATCTGATAATATCTAATTTATCAATATTATCAGCACTCCAAAACTCTAATTCTCTTCGGAGTTTTCCATTTGCTTTAACATTTTCCCATCTTTTTTGTGCTTTGACTTTCCACCACTTAGTTAAATTTTCAAATGAATAATTGTCATAATTAGTCTTTTTAATCAACTTATCTGTTTTTCCAAAAATATAATCTTTTGTATTTTCAAAACCATAATCAGAAATGTAATATCTCTTTTGAGTAGTAATTGCCATTTTCTCTTTAATCAATTTCTGAAATTCTGAAAATTTATTAATATCATATGCTTTTAAATTGTTCTTCAAAATAGAATAAATCTTATCTTGAGTTCTCATTTTTGTGCTTGTCGGAATATCTTGATCTGAAGTATATAGCGGCCCACCGTTTTTTTCTTGTAAAAAATCTCTAGTTTTAGCATATAATTCATCTGAAAGATTTAAAAGCAATTTACTTACAGTATTACCTTTATGTCTTAAAAATGGTTTTAGTCCATCATACTGACTAATATTTTTAATGGAACCATATAGAGAAGTTGTTTCGAAAAACAATGCTTCCATTTTATCATATTTCTCATTCAAAAATTCTCTAAGTTCATGACTACAACAATATAATGCTAATAACTTTCCACCTAAACAATTATATCCAAATGGTTGTGCTGGTACAATATTAAATCCATTTACAAAATGTTTATTAGCAATATCTAATGGTGTATTTTTAACTCCAAAATGATCATTTCTAGGTTTAATGTTTAATACAGGAGATCCTAATTTAATAAATCCCACATATTTACCTGTATTCTTTTCTTTAATTCCAAATCTACTTGATCTGCCCGGATTATTTTCTACATTGAAAGATGCAGTAATTTCTAAAAGATGTGTATAATCTTTTCCTAACATTTTCCCTTCTTCTGCTTTATCTGAAGTAGTAACAACTTCAAATTCCATATCTTCTGGAGCAAGATCAGGTTCATTAAATAAATCTTCTTCAGGTCCCATACCAAAAAGAGAAAGTGAAGATGGAAATTCCTCTAAACGCTTTTTCTTTTTATATCGATAATATGCTTCTATATCATTAAATGCTGCATAATGTTCATTAAATTTATCTAATATATCAAACGTTTCCTCTTTAGTTAATTTTAAGTAATCAGCCATTATTTAAACTCGCAATCTACCATCATCTCTGTGAGACAGGCCACTAAATTAATTTCTTGATCTGCAACAAATGCAGATTTATATTGATAATCAGCAATAATAAGTATTGCTTGAGGAATAGAAGTTTCTTTTAAATGTCCACTCGCACCATCATAAATTTTTCGAAATATTGTAGCGGGATCATTATCTACATTTTGTGTTACCCATTTACGAACTTCAGAAAAATGTTTTTCCTTCAATGCTTTCATTAACTCACTTAAATTAATTTCGCCAATTTGTGCAAGTATACCAGCATCAATAACTCCACCTACTGAATATCTTTGTAATTCATTTAACACTCTCCTCATATCAGGAAAATGTTTCATAATCAATTCTACAAGAACTTTATCTTCAAATGTAATTTCATGTGATGTTAATATATCTTTAATTCTTGTCAAACATGTTGCTGCTAATTTAGGTTTTTCAGAATTAGGTAATACAAACTCTATTACAGAGCAACGTGAATGGATAGGATCAATGATCCTATTACGAAAATTACAAGTAAAGATAAAACTAACATTGGCACTAAATTTTTCAATG